TTTGAATCGTCGTAAGTTAAGGTAACGAATTGTGATGTGTTGCTTACTTGGCCATGTTTTGTTAATCGGAAACTCCACCCCGAGATCCTTCTCTTCTGACAGGGTGGGCATTTCCCACATGGAAAAGGAATGTAGCCCATTGTGACTCCATTCACTATTTCCATTTTTTTGTAGTAGGGTGTTATGCATCTTGTTGACATGTTAGAAATTTGGAGTTCCAAATTTAGGCATTGGCCTAACTGCTTTTATTTTATGCATTATTTGACAATATAAATTGTCCTCTCCGTCCTGTACTGCGAAAATTCTTTCGCATTGATCTGGAGTGCATTCAATGAATGCTTGATTTAATGCTGGTTGTGTTGCAAATATTCTTCCTAAATGCCAATAATCTAATATTGTCCTAAAGTCTCCAGCTACGCGTGAAGCTTGATATTTGTATTCGGCATATCGTGGAACGTATCCGAATGTATCTGCTCCTGTTGCTGTGTAACCAAATAATTCATTATTTGTTACAGGTTGTTCGCCAATATGAGCGAATGATGGCCAGAAGAAATCTAATGGATCATTTTTAAGATAAGTTTTTGGTATACCTTGTTGATATGCAGGTTGTGGCATTACGGACATAATTCCGATAATGTATCCATGTTCTTCGCAAAAATAATTGCCATATTTTCCTGTTGATACTGCTACTCCATGACCTGCCATGTTACCTTGTGGTTCTGCTTCTGTTGCTGATGTGTTTAATACTTCTGAAATAATAACAGGTGTTTTTAATCCTGTTATATATTCTGGTCTTTGTAGTCTTTTGTCTGATGACCTTACACCGAAATGCATTAAAATGTTTTCAATGTATCTTGTACCGCCTCTTGCGTTTTTTTCTAACCATTCTTGTAATCTAAATGCTCTACGTAAGTCATTTATTGTTGTTGGTTGAATATCTATATCTGATGTTTTTGCTATCATTTCAGGTGTACCTGTTGTTGATACTCCTGCTGATGATCCTATTGTTTGTGAGTTTGTTCCGTCATAAGTTACTGCTGTGTGTGCGTTTTCTAATGAGTTCCAATTTACTGCAACGTCATTATCTATTGATCCAATTGGTATATCTACGGCTGTGCCTTTTTGAGCGAAGGGTAGGGAAGCAGTGAAATAGTCATGTTCCCATGCTCTGTTTCTCATTACTAATAATTCATCATAATTTGGATTGTTATTTCCATCTACTAATTTATAATCTACCTCTGCAATTAAATTTTCATCTCTATAATATTCATTATAGATTGCTTGGTAAGCTGCAAATGGTAATGCATTTATATCTGTATCTGTTGAAGCATTTGGCGGTGTAGGTACACCTAAATAGTCCATAAACTTTTTTGTTACTGCTGGTCTTTCATGTGTAGCTGTTATATATGGTAATACATGTGGAGTATTTGCGTCTACTATAAATTTTTCCCAATTGTCCCATGTTAATCTATTTGGTACGAAAAAGTAGTGTACTGATACGTCCATGCGGTGCATTACCGGAGCGACCATAGGGGCGAATCTAATAAGACTATCGCAGCCTATTTGAAAGCTGTCGCCTGGTACACATTCTGTTACTAGTACTGGTGTTAATTGTCCCATTTTCATGGACATTTTTACGTCGTGACTTAAGTCAAAGACGTTTTTTTTCGGTTTTTCTAATTGTACCGAATTGAAGATGTTTTTTCCCATTTTTTGTTAGTTTTTTGTTGATAATTAAAGTCTAATACCGCCTCTTGATACGAAGTATGTTCCGAGTTTTTTTGATTTGGAACGTTTACCTTTTGAATAAGTTCCGCGTTTTTTGTAGCCTTTGCTACGTTTCATGTAGGCCATGTTTTTGATTTTTGGTGATTTAATAGTAATTTATGTAATTTTTTTATTATTTAGTCATTGCTGTTAATAAAATTTTTATTATTGATGTTGTAAGGCCTGAAGTAGGGCCTACCCATTCATCTATTTGTTGTTTCCATTTTGCTTCTATTGAAGATATATTATTTTTATTTATTAACCCTTTGTTAATAAGTTGTATTTGTTCTTGCATAAATCCATTTAATGCAAGCTTAGCTTGTTGATTTAATGCGTTGTATTTATTATTTACTACAAGTTGTTTTACTTCTTGTTCTAGTTTTTGGTATTCTAACCCTTGTAATGATTGTTTTAACCTGTTCATGTTTGTATCTGCCATAATATTATCTATTTTGGCTTGAGTTGCTTGATTAGTTAAACCTTTTGTTTGCATTGAATCTTCTTTTGTGCCTTCTGCTATATCGTTGGCTATTTTAAGACCACGAAGTTGTTCTTTTTGTATTTCTAATGCATTTTGTTGTTGTTGTACCCCAAAGTATTGGGATACTATTTGTCCTCCGTCGATTTGTGGCGCGTTTGGCGACCATGATTTTGTGTCTGTTGATCGTACGGGTTGTGATATTGAGTTGGCACCTCCCCCATAAATAAGGTGGGGGGATAGTCCGGCTTCTTTAAATCGGGCCATTTGTTGGAGTGGTGCGTTATACTCATTTGTTCTTGCCCAGTCCGCTAATGCGTCTGTACGTTGTTTTTGGTACATTGCTTCGTTCCACTCGCGTGTTTTTCTGTTTGTTGCCCCTTGTGATATTGCGTTTACTACTGATGTTCCTGCTGATATAAGTGCAGGTATTGCTGCTGCTGGTAGTGGCATATTTTTGTTTTTTTTGTGTTTTTAATTGACTCTAGGTCGTTTTTTTTGTGTTATTCGTGTAGTCGTCCTTGTCGTGCCTTCGCGTCCTATTTTACTCATTTACACTGGTTTTTTTAACCTAGTGTCAATTAGCACTAATATATCAAGTAGTATTAGTGCTTTTCTGCCGCGCTTCGCTTGCCTTCCACTTTGTCGGGGATCGGCGAAGCCGTCCCCTAAAAAGTGGTGTTTTTTAGAGTTTTTACGTTTTACTCTTGGTTTTCATCGACTACGTCGGTGATTTTGTGTTTATTTTTGGCGTCTTTTTTTTCTTTTGCCGCTTTAAACTTTTCGTTTAATTGTTGTAGTTCTTCTCTGGCTTGTGTTGCCAGTTCTTCGCGTTCCGCTAAATCTAATGTTTCAGGATCCTTTGCGAATCCTTCTCCGTCTTCCCATAATGGGGTTTTTTCACCGTCTATTGGTAAACCTTTTGCGTATCGAACTAATATCTCACGCATTGTCATTGTTTGATCTGGTACTGTTTCTGACGGTTGATTGTTGACTTCTCCTAAATATGGAAAGTCTTTTGCGTTTCCGCTGTTTTTAATTTTTGTCATAATTTTTGTCTTTGTAGTGATTGTTTTTTATTTCTTCGAAATTGATTTAAATGTCTTTGTACTATATGGAAATCGAAATTTTCAATTCCTATCTCCTTTAATAAGTCGTCTGTTTGTTTTTCGGCTAGTTGTTTCATATGTATTGAAATCATGAATTTTTCGCCGTCTTTGTACATTTTGTCTTTGTAATATCTTGGCATTGATGCCTTTTTTCCATCTTTTAATGGAAGATACATACGTTCCTCTAGTTTATTTTTATGCCATTTTATGGCTTGTGGTGTGAGGTAAGATTTTCCTAGTCCTTTTGACATTACTGAAAATTCTTTTTGTCTATCGTCTTGTTGGAACATGGGTATTTGTTTTTCTTTTGATATATATTTTAAAGTATACCCAATACTAGCATCGTTAACATCGCCAAAATGGCAATGACCGATAGTAGTATTATTAAGATTCCAAGCGCTCTCAACGCTGTTACAATTACCATTAAAAAGGATAATATGATAATGTGGGCGTTGCGTTTTATCTCCATATTCGCCCACTGCGTAATAAGATATTTTTTCATGAGTTAATTTTCTTAATCTTTTGAAAAATTTTTGTAAGTCAGTTTTACGTAATGTTTGTAATCCGTTTTCTGTTATAGGCACGTTTGATTCGTCGTATGTTAAGGTAACGAATTGTGATGTGTTGCTTACTTGGCCATGTTTTGTTAATCGGAAACTCCACCCCGAGATTCGTCTCTTCTGACAGGGTGGGCATTTCCCACATGGAAAAGGAATGTAGCCCATTGTGACTCCATTCACTATTTCCATTTTTTTGTAGTAGGGTGTTATGCATCTTGTTGACATGTTAAAAATTTGGAGTTCCAAATTTAGGCATTGGCCTAACTGCTTTTATTTTATGCATTATTTGACAATATAAATTGTCTTCTCCGTCCTGTACTGCGAAAATTCTTTCGACTTGATCAGGGTCGCATTCTATAAATGCTTGGTTTAATGCTGGCTGTGTTGCAAATATTCTTCCTAAATGCCAGTAATCTAATACTGTTCTAAAGTCTCCCGCTACGCGTGAAGGTTGATATTTGTATTCGGCATAACGTGGAACGTAACCGAATGTGTCTTCTGCTGTTGCTGTATATGCGTATAACTCATTATTTGTTACTGGTTGTTCGCCAATATGAGCGAATGATGGCCAGAAGAAATCTAAAGGATCAGATTTAAGGTATGTTTTTGGTATTCCTTGTTGGTATGCAGGTTGTGGCATTACTGACATGATGCCAATAATATATCCATGTTCTTCGCAAAAATAATTACCATATTTTCCTGTTGATACTGCAACTCCGTGTCCTGCCATGTTACCCTGAGCTTCTTGTTCTGTTGCTGATGTGTTTAATACTTCTGAAATAATAACTGGTGTTTTTAAACCTGTTATATATTCTGGTCTTTGTAATCTTTTGTCTGATGACCTTACACCGAAATGCATTAAAATGTTTTCGATGTATCTTGTTCCGCCTCTAGCGTTTTTTTCTAACCATTCTTGTAATCTAAATGCTCTACGAAGATCATTTATTGTTGTTGGTGTTATATCTGTTTCAGAGGTTTTTGCAATTAATGCACTTGTTGATGTAGGTAATGATGATAAATTTTCTGGTACAGTATTTCCTATAATTCCAGTACCTGCAAATAATGTATTTACATATCCTGCAGTTCTATTGTATGTTGCTTCTTCATCGTTGTTCCAAGTTACTCTTGTATCTCCTGCTATTGATCCAATTGGAATATCTACTGCTGTTCCTTTTTGTGCAAAGGGTAGGGATGCTGTGAAATAATCATGTTCCCATGCTCTTTGACGCATTTTTACTAAATCGACTACGTCTCCTGTATTGTTTCCGTCTGCTAATGTATAATCTACTTCTGTTACTAAATTTTCGTCTCTATAGTATTCGTTATATATTGCTTGATATGCCGCTATTGGTAAAGCATTTAATGCTTGTGTAATTCCTGTTCCATTATTTGGGGGTATTCCCATATAATCTAAGAATTTTTTTTGATCTGCTGTAAAGTCGTCTGTGTAATTTATGTATGGTAATGGGTTAGGAGTGTTTGCGTCTACTATATATTTTTCCCAATTTTCCCAAGTTAATCTGTTTGGTACAAAGAAATAGTGTACTGATACGTCCATGCGGTGCATGACGGGTGCGACCATAGGGGCGAATCTAATAAGACTATCGCAACCTATTTGAAAGCTGTCGCCTGGTACACATTCTGTTACTAGTACTGGTGTTAAGTTGCCCATTTTCATGGACATTTTTACGTCATGACTTAAGTCGAAGACGTTTTTTTTCGGTTTTTCTACTTGTACCGAGTTGAAGATGTTTTTTCCCATTGTTGTTGGTTTTTTGTTGATAAGTTTTTTGATTAAAGACGAATTCCGCCACGACTAACATAGTACGTGCGTAGTTTTTTGCTTTTTCCTTTAGAGTAAGTACCTCTTTTTTTGTAGCTTTTGCTACGTTTTCTGTAAGCCATGTTGTTGATTTTTAATTGTTTATAATTCTATTTAACATAATGTTTTGCTTATAATTAACATATAGTTAAGTATGTTTCAGTAAGTTATGATTTTTATTTGATATTTTATTTTAATCCCCTACCCTAGTAGGGTTTATCTTGTTAATGCTGTTACTAATATTTTTAATAATGAAGATGATAGTGGGCCTGCGGCACCAACATAATCATCTATTTGTTTCTTCCATTTTGCTTCTATTGCTGATATATTGTTTTTTGATATTTGGCCTGCTGTTATTGCTTGTATTTGTTCTTTCATAAATCCTTTTAATGCTGTCTCTGCTTGAACATTTTGTGATAATATTTGTTGATATTGTCTTGATGCTATAATCGATTCTATTTGTTCTTCTATTAATTTGTATTTTGGGCCATACATATCTTGTTCATTTTTTGACAATCGTATATCGTTCATGAATTTTATTGTTTGTTCTTTTATTCTTTCATTAGTTAATCCTGGTGTATTTGTTCTATCTGGTAATGTTTGTTCTTTATATTGATTGTCTAATTTTAATCCTTGTATTTGTTGTTCCTGTATTTGTAATGCGTTTTGTTGTTGTTGTACGCCAAAGTATTGGGATACTATTTGTTGTCCGTCGATTTGTGGTGCATTTGGTGACCATGATTTTGTATCTGTTGATCGTACAGGTTGAGATATTGAATTTGCACCGCCCCCATATATAAGGTGGGGGGATAGTCCGGCTTCTTTTAAGCGTGCCATTTGTTGTAATGGTGAGTTGTACTCGTTTGTTCTTGCCCAGTCCGCTAATGCGTCTGTGCGTTGTTTTTGGTACATTGCTTCGTTCCACTCGCGAGTTTTTCTATTTGTTGCCCCTTGTGATAATGCGTTTGCTGCTGATGATCCTGCTGATATAAGTGATGGTATTGCTGATGCTAATTTTGCTGCTGTTGCTGCTTTTGCTACTGATGCGCCTATTGCTGCTAATGCTATTGGTAGTGGCATATTTTTGTTTTTTTTGTGTTTTTAATTGACTCTAGGTCATTTTTTTGTGTTATTCGTGTTTTCGTCCTTGTCGTACCTTCGCGTCCTTTTTTACTCATTTACACTGGTTTTTTAACCTAGTGTCAATTAGCACTAATATATCAAGTAGTATTAGTGCTTTTCTGCCGCGCTTCGCTTGCCTTCCACTTTGTCGGGGATCGGCGAAGCCGTCCCCTAAAAAGTGGTGTTTTTTAG